TTTCAGAATTTGATAACAGATCCAAAGCAACAGCAGTACTGACAGCAGATGGATCATTTGCATCAACACCACCCTGAAGAGCAACTTCATACTCACCAAGACTTCCAGTTGCAGTAAACAGAATCTCAGTAGCATCAAACAACCATACCCAATTTGATTGGCTCGCAATCACATCGATAATGTACGCGCTTGTACCGTCAGCACGTTTAGAACCAGGTGTCTTATTAACAGACGGGAAACGCTCAAGAACTGTACCAGCTGTACCAGAGATTGCACCAGTGCCATCCACAACTACCACGTGGAAGTCAGTACCTTCTGGAACAAAGTCAAACTCATCTTCATAAGCCCAACCATCAAAACCAGTAGCGTTAGCACAAGATACTTCAATAGCATTGCCCATTGTACCAGGGTAACGACCGATGAATGAAATACCTGTGTTTGCAGCAACTTTGCTTTGATAATCATTAAAGTTCTTAACCAAGGCAGCAGTTTCACCTGTTGGGTAAGCATTACGCGCTGTTGTTTCAACAACACGAGTAATGATCAAAGGGTTAGTGTACAGCAAGTAATTCTGTGCTGAGTGGAATGAAACAGTTGTTTCTGCATCAGGAGTACCGAAGACAGTAACCAACTCAGATTCATTAGTAGTAATAGTAACTGGCTCTTCAACAGGACCCCAACGAAACACACCAACCATGGCAGATGCGTTGGTGGTGATAGTGTTCGTAGTGAGAGTCAAGTCAAATTCGCGTGTAATAACACCGGGAGAAGACATATTCAAAACCTCTTTATTGTAATTGTATAAACATTAAATTCATTGTTAATAGTATTTATATTTAGAATGAATTAAAATTATTCCAGTCTGAGTATGTCTGGTCCGAGAAACTACCAAACTCATTGCTTTCAATGAATCCAAATGGCATAACCTCTTCTTCACGTTCGGTTCTAACAGAATCTAAAAGACGTTTGCGAGCGTCCTGATCAGTTAAGTCAACAAAGTAAGGTTGAACCATTGCCCATGAATAGAGGATGATGGTCATAGCCTGGTCGTCATTAGCACCGTCATCAGCAGCATATGATCCACCTTTAGGAACCATAGTACCCATCTCATTGATCAAACCTTCATCATTGAGTATAATTTGTTCTTTTTCAATGAAGTTCTTCGCATTTGAGCATCCAACAGCTTTGACTTGTTTTGATGTTCTAACTCCTGGAAGAGCATCGCTCAAGAAACCTATCGTCTGACGACCTTTATCCTTAACAACACACAGCATATTCTCGTATTCAAGCTCGTGATATAGAGTGTTTGCTACCTGCTCACCAATATCATTTAACTCAACAAGAACATGTGCTTTGTTGTAGGTTGTTGCTACGTTGTATATATAAGATGGGTAGAGTAGAGTTGCTAATTTATTATTCCTATACGTACAGACAACCTGATGTGGTTTTGTTGTAATGTCAATGACAGTGAATGAGTTGTAATCCAGTCCAAGACCTCTAGATACATCAACCACCATGACATATTCGTGTGGAAGTTCCTTATCATTTCCTTTGATAGGAAGATCGTAAATTTTCAAACCATCTTCACTAGACTGAATCGGTTTCTTAACAATCATTCGCTCAAGAACGGAACCACTGATGAGTGAGTTTTCTGATCCTCTAAATGCCAATTCTTGTTCTTGTCTGAACTGCTCAAGTGATGTATTGGCAATTGTTTCTGCTCGCCACGCTTCATCACGACCAGGAACCATTGTCCAATCAACCTGCATATTGACATAACTATTTTGACCAGATAGAGATTCCATCCAAAGCTTGTAGAACAATCCTCTCATACCATTAGGAGTGGATGTAATAATAACCTTTGTTTCTTTACCAGATGCAATAGTAGGATATGTTGATTCATAGAATTTCATATCGTTTGTTAAGAAAGCACCTTCGTCGATATACACAATAGCAAATGACTTTCCCCGAACCGCTGTTGATGTAGACGAGTACGACATCACCTTACTTTTACTGTGAACGGTAAAAGATCTTTTGTTATAAGACTTAACACCTGGCTGAATAAATAGTGGTAGTTGTTCATATGACATCTGTATACGCTCGAGAATCTCCTGAGCTTGACCAGATTGCTGTGCAAGAATACCAATATTTTTAGCAGCGTTAAAGATCAGGAAGTGCGTGAGGTACGCTGCAGTCGTCTGAGTTTTACCTGATTGGCGACACTGCATACAGATAACGAATCTGTTGTTATCATATAGATCAATCAGCTTTTCTTGGTAATCCCATAACTTAAATGGAATTACACCATCATCAACTGATATAATCTTGATATACTTCTTAGTAAAATATGGTATACTTAAACCACATTTAATCCATTCAAGTTTTTGAAGTACAGTAAATTCTTTGTTCCTGATATTTGCACGAAGTAAACCTTCAGTGTGTCTATACCACCAATGATCTGGAACATCTTCAAAGTCTGGTATATGCAGTTTGATTGTATTTTTGTTGAGATACTTCTTAACAAGACCTTTGTTCGCTTTATAGAATGGAATAAGATCAAACTGACACGACTCAGTTAATTTGACTATCTTATCTGAGATTGTTGGAGCCTTATCCAGAATAGGTTCAACAACTTGGATATCTGGTTTAATCTTCATCGTCTGAATCATCTAGAGCATCAATGATTCTAGATGCTTCCTTAACCTCTTCAGTGTTTTGAACATACACGTTGTTCTGAACATTACGAACAGGAGCATTCTTCTTACCACTGGGTTGAATATTCTTGTCAAGTGTCTTATGCAAACCAATCAGATCTTTAGAAAGTTCGTTTGAATTTTTGATCAAAGTAGCTAAGATCTCGAGAGACTTTGATGATCCCTCTGTCATGTTAGCAACTTTTAATACAAGTTCAATAGCAGCATTTGAACGCCCAATCAGAGCATACAGATTAGAACGAACAAATTCGTAATCTCTATTCAGATCTTCATTAGAGTCTGATATAGGATTATTACCTGTAGGAGTTTGTTCAAAAACAACAGGTGCAAGTGGTTCGATGTCTTTGATTGGTGTTTCACATTCACCTGTATCAAAATCAACATTGCCAATCAGTGCTTGTAGTTGCTTATCAAAAATATCTGTCATTCTGTAGGTGCCAAGAAGACATCAGTCTCTAATAACTGCTGAGTTTCTAAATCAAGATATTCGATAGTCACTTTGTTGATCAATCCAACATCACTCGTACGTCGATATAGATAACCGTCTAACTCGAAAGTAAATGTAGCTTGTATATCCCTTTGTTGTTCAAAAGAACCCTCAACATCATCCTGTAGAACAGCTGATAGAAGTGTTATATTCAATGCTGATACACCATCTAAATCTGGATTATCACGAACCTTGACCTGAATTGACGGATCAAATGAAACACAGATTTGCTCAATCAGTTGAAGCATATCGTCAAGATAGGCTGTACGAGCATCTAATCTAAAGTTGAATTTATAAGGTACACGGTTATACTGAGAGCGAACACCTGTATCTCCTTCAGCTAGCTCACTTGTAATACGGAACTGCTTTGACTTTGATCTGGTGACATCTCTTGTAAAATCAGTCATCTCGTAAGTCATACGAGGAACACGTTGCTTAAATTTTACTTCATCAACATCGGGTCGTTGTTGATTAATCACATTATACTTCTGTCCAGAAAAGTATGAGATTGGCACAGCGATCATCTGATTATTACCACGCTTAATCTTCATGTTATTGAAGATAGCACCAAACACCTTTGTATAAAGTGTGATGGTTGAGTGATAGAAGTGCTGCTCGAGTAGACTCATTATTTAACACCAAAGGGATTATTAGGATTAGATATAATCAAATCATCTGCGTCTACTTGAAGATCGGTGTTATCACTAAACTGATCTTCGGTTAAACCATCAAAGTCTTCAAAATCATCTTCAATGAATCGTTCAATATCCATAGCAGCAAGTGCATCTTCTGTCTCTTGATCAGTAACAGTAAATTGTTCATGACTATGTTTATACAATTCGCATTTCACTTCCCAAACGTATTGCTTACCTTTAATGAAAAAGGGTGATTCGTTATTAACAAATTTGATCTCAAGAAAAGCCTTGGTGATTGGCATAAAGATCAAATCACCTTCACGTGGTTTTAGTATGTCAGCGAACGTGTCAGCAAACCTTTTCTTTGAGACGATGAATGTGCAGCTCTGATTGAATTCAAGTTCATATCGACCAAAGTTAATTTCACCCTCAAATCCATCAATAGATGCTGGATACATCTCAATGTAGTTTTGCTCAGTAAACAGTGAAGTTGGATCCTCATTATAGAGATAATCCATATTCTCTTGATCACGTGTAATATAAACACAATCAAGCCCTTTCATCTGGATAGATTCAATGATCATTCCTTCCAAAAGATTCTGTTCATTTGAAGCTGTATAGCTGTTAAAATATGGATTAGTTGGCATTGGTTAGAATCTCAGCCAAAGATAAAACCGACAGGTTCCTGATACTTTTCTTCAAGTTGAACCTCAAGTTTTTCAATTTCTTCCTTAGCTTCATCATACAATTCTTTTCCGTTAAGAACAATACCACCCAAAAGTTGTACTTGTTCATATTTCTTGATATTAGAAGCCCATTGTCTCTTTAACAATGCAATCGTATATGACTTCAACCATTTGTCTTTGTAAACTTTATTGTGTACTTCGGGATCTAAGAATTTAAACACCTTCATAGCAAAAGGATAACCAACACCGAGATCAGCTATATTCTGGTTAACATAAAGTTTGTTACCATGCTTGACGTGTTCGAATGTAGGTGTAGGTGCTAATAGATCCAATGTTTCTTGAAGATTGGACATTCGAAGAAAATAGTCTATTGAGTCAAATGGTTTCCATGCAGACAAGTGATGTTTCTGAATCTGATACACAGGATCAAAGAATCGATCACTGTACATAGCTTCATAAACAGGTCTGATTTCAGTCACTCGAATAATATTCGAGTTTTCTGGTATTTCAATATATTTGTTGTCTATATCGTCTTGGGTGATTACATATGACACCCATAGTTCTTCAGTAGCGTCGTGGTGCCACTCAATATAAAGATCTAGAGCTTCTTGAACACGATCTTCAATCTGCATAGGAGTGATCTCAATATTGATCACTGGACTGCCTAAAGCTCTCAAACAGTAATCTTTGAAATCGTCTCTAGCTGACATAGTTATACTACCTCTTCAACAATCATTTTCATTAACTTATCCTTCAACTCAATAACAGTTGCATTATCAATTTTATTTTCGTTAATCATGATAAAGTTATAAACAGAAATAGCCATGTTACGTAGTGATTCGTTTTTAGTTTTTAAACCATTAATCTCATCTACCAATATAGTTTGTTTATCCTCTAACTCAGATATATCTCGTTTGTATTCAGTTTTCAATTCTTCAATAGCTTCACGAAGACGATCTATCTCTTGAACCAGATTGGTGTATAATTTTGTATAACTTTCGTTTGCTGTTGAAGTCAAATGTTCAGATGAACGAAATGTATTCATCTTGTTAACAAGAAAAATAATACCCGCAACACCACCGCCAATTGCAATGATTAGTTCTGTTATGTAGTTTTCCATACAACAATCAATCCATCTTATTTTTCTAATTTTAATTGTGTTAAGATCGAACGAACAGTTTGCTCAAGACTATTTATTTTAGATTCCAACTCTTGTTCTTTTAGTCTTGATTTCAAAACAGCTTCTTTAGCTCGTTTAGCATTAGTCAAAGCATCTGAGTTTCTATTGACTATAGTCATTTGTTTTAAGTATACTTTTTGTAAAATCTAGCCTGACCTTCAATTCTAGCCAAACTGTTCATCGTTATGTACCCAAGGTCAATTGTTCGTAATCCGTACGACAGATTGGAATCAGCGCAGTGCTCTTCGACTTCATTTGAATCATAACTTGGTATATAGTGAAGTCAGATAACTCATCTATACCAAATTCTTGTTCTATGAAGATATTTCGACCCGATGTTGGTATAGCGGTTGTAGGTTCAATCTCAACCCATGAAGCTGCTTCCAACTCTTCGGTTGTTAAACCGGTTCGACAGAAGACAAAGATTTCAGTGTCTTGTGGTCTAGACAGATCAATGAATACCTTTAAACCTGTTGCTGCTTGAGACAATGTAATTGGTAAAGTTCTACTATTAGCATAGTTATTCGAAGCATCAGCAAGTTTGGTTTCTTCATAATTAATCAAATATGAAGGTGTAACTACTGAGCAAGAATCAATATCAACCACAGGAGATATGTTGACATTGTCAGATGTCAAAGTTACCTTCATTGCAATAGATTTATTACCAGCTATATTTATCGTCTCATCTACGTCAGATGTAATTACAATCGGTTGAGACAGTTCAAAGTTTTCTTTATTCTCTATCTTAGTCCAGGTTGACTGAATCTGATATGGTATCTCAGTACCACTAACAGATTTACCAGAAGTACCTTTAAATTCAAACGATATGTTTGTTCTTGGGAGCTTGATATCAGATACGTTAGGCATAATCAAACTAGCTTGAATTGTGTTGGAGCACATTGCAACAGAACCACCAAACGAACCAGAAGCTGTCGCAACTACACCCACATCAATTTCAATTTCATCCTTTGATATGATATCTGTGATCACATGATTCTTATTGATATCACCAGTAACAAATCCATTAGTAGCAAGAGCACCTGACAATGCAATTGTGCCACCAACAATGAAGTTGTGACGTGGGAATCTAACCGTAACCATTTGACTACCAAGTTCAGAAGTCAAAGGATTATTAGGAAGGATTCTGTCGTCAAGAGACTCATTTTCCATATACAGAACACCAGCAGTATCGATATCAAACTGTGCTCGGTGAATCCTGAATTTCACATCAGAATTTTGATCAGCTGTCCATGTAGACGAGTTCTGTGATTTGAACATCACGCCAGCGTAAGGTTGTTTTGAAATTCCAACCCCTGTGTTCAAATCATTTTCACCAATCGTAGCGATATACATGTTGTAATTATCGCTATTTGACATAACCACAAAACAGTATTCTGTGTTGTCGTTCAGATATATTGGCTGAGAGAATTCAAATGTTGTTGCAGTCAACCCTGTATCTGAAACATTAATGTCAGATGGATTCAATGTCTTTTTAGAACCTGGGATGATTCGTTGTGTTGGGTATCCATTTTCCATTTCATGAATTGCAACAGAAACAGGAACCAGAGCATCCTTAGTTGAGAAGTACAAATCAATTTTGGTGATAAAAGCTCCACCTGTTGAATCTATCAAGAACGATTGAGCAATTGGATCGACCCACACTGGTTGTGCTAAACCAAGTAACTCTTGATTCTCAATGTCTCTGAACCGCACAGTGACAGTTGTATTTTCAGTTCTTGTTGTTACAAATGTCTGTTGGACAGTTTGGGTAACGCCTTGTGCTGTATAGGTGGCTTGACCAAATGATGTAGCTTCAATGCGATCGTTTGTTTCGTTGTCGGTCACATCGAGAACACGTTCACCTGTTCTAAATCTCATTGTAGAATCGTTTGGTATTCTAAATGTTGCAACAAAGTTACCAGTTGAATCAGCGACAACATCATCACCAATCACTCCACCGGTTGGAATCATATAATCATTGACGTTAGTGTTGTCAAAGAAGAAATTTAATTTTGCACCTGGTCGGTTACCAACACCTGTCACCTGAACATCTCTAGTTCTGATAAATGGAATGACTGATGTATCAATGATTCGATTACTAACAAGATCAGTGTTGGTTGTGAACGATGTTGATTGACCGAGTTCCCACCATGGAAATCCAACATTACCACCACCAGACAAACCAAATGTCGCGTCTGTGATCGCAAGTGTATTTTCTCTGGTTCCAATACCAAATTCTGCACCAGCCGATTGTTCAACACCTGACCAATTGACCTGCCATCCGAAGAAGATATTACTCAAAATTGTTGCTTGTTGAACTTCCTGAAAGATAACTTCAGGCTCATTCATAATGGTATCAAACCAGTTGTCTATTGAAGGTGACAAACTAATGTCTGCTGACCATCTGAAGACAGCGTATGGGTTGACGTTGATCGTACCAGAAGTTGCATTCTGCTGAATATAAACTTCTTGAGTGAATGGTAGGGTAACAATACCATTATTAATTACTACATTAGATGATTCGTCATTATTGACTTCAAAATCAATAGCATTGAGAGTAAACTCAGGACGTAGAGCACCACCACCCGTTGGAGTAACAGAACAACCAAAACCACTCCAAGTTACATCAGAGTATTTTAAATCAATGTATGGATCAACCATGATACCATTCTTGAATCGATTCAACCCAGTGTTAACGTCGATGATTTGCTTGTTCAGTGCTTCTTGTTCAAGATAGTTCAAAGAAACATAGTATTCGACATTTGAAATTCTGGATTCAAGATTACCTATGTCGCGCATTGTATAGCGTCTATTGTTACGCTTAACAGCGCGTATATCACTGATCGAGAATGTATATGCCGGAACATATATCGTGTACAGAGTCATCGCACCAGAGATGTCTGAGGGCTCCTTAGGATTGATTGCAGGCACACCTTCATAGACTCCAAAATTACCTTTGAAGTCAACATAGATTTTATCAATACGTGGTAGATAATATTCAATATCTGTTCTGATGATTGAATAAGGTACAGGAATATTACAAACAGAAGATCCAATTGACGTAAATGAAGATCCGTTGTTACCAATACGAGGTCTGAAGTCTAAAGCGTCAGATAAACGCAGTCCGTCTTCAACTGGAATATCATCATAATCAACATCGATGTAGGAATCAACACCAAAGTAATCACCAGACGAGTGAGCAAAATATGTAAAGTTGACTGTGATTGGTTCTTCAACTGTAGATGATGTTGTTACATACGATACATCATAGAAAGACTTTGTTGTGTTAGTAACCAATGTGAACAGATTAGTAACATCAGCGCCATCATCATCAAGAATGCTATTGATACGATATACATCAGCTTTCTGGAGTGACAAAACACCACTGGTCAATGGACCAGTGATCGAAGTTGTTGTTGATGTTTTCGTCTTTTGTATAACAGTTTCTTTCACTGTTTGAAGATTGATGATCACCGGTCTGGATGCGTTAGGTACACCAAGATCAATGGTGATTGATGTTCCTACAGGTGACCCACCAAGAGTGAAGTTACCAACAACATCATCAAATTCNACNGTATCNGTATATGAAACAAATGCGAGATTAGCACTTTGAGACACAAACACTTCATTACCAGATGTTGATAAGACAATCACACCATTAGTATCAGTTGTTCCAGTGTATTGACGAACTGTTGTAAAGCTTGTATCAGCAATACCAAGATCATCTTTCAGGGTCTTGACATTTGACACATTTAAAGGGAAAACTAATGAGTTGTTTGATGCATCATAAATTTGAGCAGCAACAAGCTCTGCTGTAAAGTTTGAGTGGTAAACAGAAACAGCATTAGGAATAAATGAAGTTGATCTATTACCAGTGGTATCTTTGACGTTAAATAAATACAAACGGTAATTAGCACCGTCTTTTTGTATGAATCTGATTCTTGCTGTACCTATAACAGAACCTGCTGGTATTGATCCGGCTACAAGAACTTCATCGTCATAGAATGAAATTTCATTAAAATCCTTAACATTAGGAATACGGCTCAATCCATTAACAACAATATAGTATCCAATTGCTGCTGAAAAGCTTGAGTTGTTGACAATGCTAGTTGTTCTAGCTTTGTTCGCTTGAATATTAATTGTATTCAGATTTTCGACACGATATCCACGAACATAAGCAACCCCTGCTTCAACTTGAGCAAGATACTTATCAACATTATCTTCATCTTCACTCAGACCAAGACGGAATGATTTAACCGTGTAGTCACCAGACTCTTCATATGTACGCTGAGCAAGAACATCATTCAATATGTTATAATCAGGACCACGAACACGTTTCTGAATTTCACCATCTTTCATTCGGAAGATTTCAATATAGTTCGTTGGCACAGAACCAAGATCAGCTAAAGGATAAACAACAAGGTTTAAATCAACTTTAAGTC